AGCAGCAGCGCGTGAAACAGCAAACGCCAACCTTCTTTCGTCCATGAGTGGCATTGAACTTGCTCCTATGGCCCCCGAGGTAAACACTGGCCCTCCTTCGGTCTTATCAGCGGATCCAGTTAAGACGTTCACAACGGCTAAAGGCTCTACTTATGACGCATTTGGGGACGGCACTACGGTCAGAGATCGAGCGGAGCGCACTAGGTTTGGTCAGCCAGACGGGGAAATTTCAGGTGTACAGCCTCGTAGCCAGCAAACTATCTTTATGAACAATGACGCGGTAATGGAAATTGGTGGTCTTTTTCAAAACACCGAGGTTCCTACCGAACTGGTTGTAGGAGACGGTACAGCTAAGTTAGTTTTGAGAGAAGATGTCGGCCCTAGAAAAGCTGGGGATGACTACAGTCAAACGGTTACGTTTAGTACGGAGCCAGAAGTTGGATTTCAGCCTGTTGAAATTTATGATACGACCAACGAAAATGAGCGGAATGTACACTTCGGAAGCAAAATTACCGAAGTATCCACGAACCAAGGCCCTCCTTCGGTCTTATCAGAGGTTTCTGATCAGCAGGCTCAAGAAAACTACGCCGCTATACAGGCTCAAGAACAGTCGTATACCCAGACTTTAGCGGAAACTGGGGATGCAATAGCAGCGGAAGCAGCGGGGAACGCAGCATATAAAAACGCTGTGGCTCCAAAACTTAACACTCCTGAGATTGACGGGTCTGTGACTGTAGATAATGTTGTTCCTATCAATGATTCAGTTCTATCAGACTCGGCTGCGTATTTACGCAGCATTATCGGTGACCAAGCAAACCTTTCAGTTGACGGGAAGTCTCAACTTGGTGAAGGCACGGTAGTAGAAAACGATCTACAAACAATCTTTACGGAAGTTGAGGTTCCAGAAAGCACTTCTGTCGATACTCGTCGCCCTGACATGCTCGATGTGCAACCTGCGGCTACAACTGATGTAAACCTAGCAGGCACTGAGGTGGTAGTTGCGGATAACACCGAGGTAGCTAACCCACCCGAGGGCATTACGATCAATATCGAAGACGATGTTGCAGGAATGAAGACGGTAGAAGAAGTTCCAAACCTTCTAACAGACGCAACTGTCAACAATGTTGCAGCAGAAGTCCCTGTGGAAACTGTTACGAACAGCCCATTTGTTCCGTATAATACTGCGTATGTTCCTCCAGAGGATGACAACGATCCTGTGACTCCAACGTTTACTGAAACAGATGACGGTGTAACCGTTGGTCTACCTGTAGACACGGGTGGTGGCACTGTAGCTCCTGCTCTTGGCGTAAATGTTGCGGGTGATCCTGTTATGGAATGTCCAGAGGGATACGAGCTTGTGGATGCACCTAACGGTCCTACCTGTGTTAAGATCGAGGAGTCCTACCGATTACGGGCGGGTGCAGGTACTAGACCATATACAGGACAGACTATACGCCCTGGGGACACGGGCCCCGGACAACGAAGACAACAATATGATAGAAGGACCTATACGGCGGCTACATCTAGATGAACTTACAAGCACTACCAGAAGAAGCGTTAAAAGAAATCTTGGCCTTAACCGAGGCCAAGAAACGCATGGACTTGAGGGAAAAGGCTCACGAAAGCTTCATGCCCTTTGTCCATCATGTGTATGATAATTTCATCGAGGGCCGTCATCACCGGATTATTGCCGAAAAACTTGAACGTGTTGCGCGAGGAGAGCTCAAGAGATTAATTATCAACATGCCTCCACGTCATTCGAAGTCTGAGTTTGCATCCTACTTGATGCCTGCTTGGTTTCTAGGTAGAAATCCTAAATTAAAAATCATCCAAGCCACACACAACACTGAGTTGGCGGTGAGATTTGGACGTAAAGTGAGGGATTTAATCGATGACCCAGAGTACAAAACTATTTTTCCGAATACAAACCTTAAAGAAGACAATAAAGGCGCGGGCACTTGGGGCACTGACTTGGGTGCGGAGTACTTTGCGGCGGGTGTTGGCGCTGCCATTACGGGTCGTGGTGCGGATTTACTCGTCATTGATGACCCGCATTCGGAACAAGATGCGTTAAGCTCTACTGCATTCGACCATGCATACGAATGGTACACCTCTGGACCTAGACAACGTCTACAGCCGGGCGGCGCTATCATAATTGTTATGACCCGTTGGGGTAAAAAAGATTTAACAGGCAGATTACTGGCCCAACAGGGCAGCGATATCATGTCGGATCAGTGGGAAGTTGTGGAATTTCCTGCAATTATGCCTAGTGACGAGCCGTTGTGGCCTGAGTTCTGGGCAAAAGACGCTTTGCTGTCGATTAAAGCTTCGTTGCCTGTTGGTAAATGGAACGCTCAGTGGCAGCAGAACCCCACGGGATCTGAATCTGCTATTATTAAGCGAGAATGGTGGAACCGTTGGGAAGAGGAAAAGATTCCTCGATTGGATTATGTACTGCAGTCTTACGATACAGCGTTCTCCAAAAAAGAATCCGCCGACTATTCCGCAATTACTACTTGGGGTGTGTTCAAACCAGAAGAAGGTGGCCCAGATCACATTATTCTGTTAGACGCACAAAGAGGACGATGGAATTTTCCAGAGTTAAAAGAACAGGCTTTCGAAGAATACGAATACTGGGAGCCGGACATGGTTCTGATCGAGGCTAAAGCTACAGGTACGCCTTTGATTCAAGAGCTAAGACTTAAAGGCATCCCCGCACTGGGTTTCTCCCCAGGTAAAGGGAATGATAAAATTAGCCGGATGCATATGGTAGCTCCTATGTTTGAATCAGGAATGGTATGGGCTCCGGACGATAAGAAATTTGCAGAAGAAGTCATTGAGGAAGTAGTTTCATTTCCCAATGGTGACAATGATGATTTTTGTGATAGTATGACACTAGCACTAATGCGTTTTCGACAAGGCGGGTTTATTTCGTTAGACGGAGAAGACGATGGGGATGACTTCGTCCCTCGTAAACGGGAGTATTACTAATGGCCTTGCCACCACGCCCAATGGGCCCAGTTGATTCTGGAATTAGAATGGAAGATATGTTGCCTACAGAGGCGTCTGTTGATGTAGATGTAATGCAGCCAGAAGAATTTGAAGGCGGGGCCGAAGTTCTCGATGACGGTCAGGGTGGAGCTATTATCCAATCCTTGATGGAATCGATGGAAGGTGTTGAAGTTGACATCCCCTTAGAACATGACGCGAATTTAGCAGAAGAACTTGACGAAGGTTATCTAGGAGAACTATCGTCGGATCTTCGCGCCTCATACGAGGATGACTTGGAGTCTAGGTCTGAGTGGGAAGAAGCTTACACTAAAGGGTTGGATCAGCTTGGTATTAAGCAGATCGAGCGCACACAGCCGTTTCAAGGGGCCTCTGGAGTCACTCACCCGCTTATAGCGGAGAGTGTGACCCAATTCCAAGCACAAGCCTACAAGGAGCTCCTACCGTCTGGTGGCCCAGTTAAAACTCAAGTCTTAGGTCTACAAGATCAGGCTCGAGAAGATCAGGCTACTCGAGTTAAGAATTATATGAACTACCAGATCATGGAAGTCATGGAAGAATTTGACCCTGATATGGATCAACTTCTGTTTTATTTACCGCTTTCGGGTTCATGTTTCAAAAAAGTTTACTACGATGAGGCCAAACAACGGGCTGTTTCTCAGTTTATTCCCGCACAAGATCTAGTTGTTCCCTATGCAGCATCGGACTTAGCTACCGCTTCTAGGGTTACCCACGTTCTTAAAATGGACGCCAACGCAATTCGCAAGATGCAGATCGCAGGAATGTACCGTGACGTAGAGTTAAGTACATTTGAGGGTGATGATGATGAGGTCCGTCAAAAAGTTGACGAGATCCAAGGCACGTCCAAGACATATATGGACGATGTCTACACTATTTTAGAAATGCATGTCGATTTAGACATTGAAGGTTTCGAGGACATGGCTCCAGACGGAGAGCCTACTGGAATTGCTCTTCCGTATATTGTTTCTGTCGATGAAGGTTCGGGACATATCCTGTCTATTCGCAGAAACTTCCAAGAGGATACTCCTCTAGCGAAGAAGCAACAGTATTTTGTTCACTATAAGTTTATGCCTGGATTAGGGTTCTACGGCTTTGGTTTGATCCACATGATTGGTGGTTTAGGTCGCGCAGCTACAAGCATTCTTCGCCAGTTGATCGACGCCGGAACCTTGGCAAACCTCCCTGCTGGGTTCAAGGCTCGGGGTGTAAGGGTTCGCAATGACGATGAGCCCTTACAACCCGGAGAATGGCGAGATATTGACGCTCCCGGTGGCAACATCAGAGACGCTATTATCCCGCTTCCGTACAAGGAACCTTCCGGAACCTTGCAAAACCTACTTGGGATGCTCATAGAAGGCGGTAGACGCTTTGTTCAGCTTGCTGACCAGCAAACAGGTGATACCAACGCTAACGCCCCTGTAGGGACCACTGTGGCTCTCCTAGAGCGCGGCATGAAAGTTATGTCTGCAATTCACAAGCGGTTGCATTACGCTCAGAAGCAAGAGTTCCGAGTGTTAGCTAGAATCTTTAGGGACAACCTGCCTCAAGAATATCCATACGATGTTCAAGGCGGTGATCGTATGATCATGGCTGCAGACTTTGATAATCGAATTGACGTGGTTCCTGTAAGTGATCCCAATATCTTCTCTATGGCACAACGTGTGACTTTAGCTCAAACGCAACTACAGTTGGCGCAATCAAACCCAGAGATGCACAACTTAAATGCGGCATACAAACGTATGTATCAGGCGCTAGAAGTACAAAACATAGATGAAATTCTTCCTCCTCCCCCTCAACCAGAGCCGTTAGACCCTGCGATTGAGAACGCTAGGGCGTTAATGGGTGAAATACTTACAACTTTCCCAGATCAGGATCATGATGCCCACATCCGCATTCACTTAATGTTTATGCAGACTCCTTTGGTTTCTACTTCGCCACAGGTCATGGGTACGTTTTATGCTCATTTGATGGAACACATCTCTCAAAAGGCTCGTCAGATGGTTCAGTTTGAGATTGCTGGTATAATCCAACAGGCGCAAGCTTCGGCAAATACTGGTAAGATCGATCCTCAAGCTGCTCAAGCTCAGATCGCAAAAGTCCAACAGGATATGCAGAATCCTGCTGAGATGGAAAAACTAATCTCCATGCAGACAGAGCAGTTGATAACTGAGGTTATGCCTCAGATGATGCCACAAGGTAATAGTCCAATGGACGATCCTCTTGTCCAGATTCGTATGCAGGAACTTGATCTGAAACAAAAAGACCTTCAGCGCAAGACTGAAGAGGATCAAGGCCAGATGCTTGTAGAGCTACAGAAAATGGAACAACGCGCTACTACAGATTCTGCAAGAATAGAAAGCCAAGAAGAAATCGCGGACAAACGAAACGAAGTTAACCGCGAAAGAATCGATGTACAGCGAGATAAAATGAACAGGGGGTAAAATGAGCAAACTTAATAAAATTCGCTTATTTACAGCAATGTTCTTTTTTATTGCTGTGGGAAACGCTGTCTTTGCTGAAGATGATGTAATAAAAACGGACACTAACAGCACTGTTACGTCTACTGGTTCGATGGATACTACCGTCAAAAGTCCTCCGCCTTCTGCAATTTCTCCTCAGATTAGCAACAGTAACTCAGATTTATGCACGGTAGGTGTAGCTGGTGCTGTGCAAACACAGATACTTGGTATCTCTGCAGGTAGAACTGTGCGGGATATGAATTGTGAAAAACTAAAGAACGCTAAGACTATGTACGATATGGGCATGAAAGTTGCTGCCGTATCCGTCATGTGTCAGGACGAAAGAGTGTTTGAAGCCATGCTCAACGCGGGGACGCCCTGTCCCAAGGATGGGTTGGTGGGGGA